CAAATACGGAATACAGTTTGGCAAATCAAAACTTTTAACTAATAAATACATGAACATCTTGAAAGGACTTAACTAACATGGGCGTAGCAGAAGGAATTATGGCGGCAACATCATTGGCTGGTGCTGTAACAAGCAAGCCGAAGGGAATTCAAGCCCCAGCCCAACGCTCTTACCTTGGAGAAATGCAAGATGCTTTGCGTTCACAGGGAAAGATACAAGGTGACCTCCTTGACCTAGAGCGTCAGTACACACCCCAATGGCAACAACTCCAGCAGGAAACGCTGATGGGGCAGATGGGTACTATGAACGCCCTGTACGGACAGGCTGGACAGTACTCGCAAGGTCTTCAGAACGCCTACCTTGGTATGCAAGCCCCTATCTACGGACAGGTCGGCGAGGCATCCAGAAGAGCATATCAACAGACTCTTGACCCAACTGCGGCTGGTCTTTACAACACTATGGCTTCGCAAGCGGCTAGTGGTTTGGCTGATGGTCGTAATCTTTCAGAACAAGAAATGCGTATGGCTCAAGGAAACGCTAGGGCGGCTATGGCGGCTAGGGGTATGCAGTTCGGCAATCAAGCAATAGCGGCTGAAGTCCTTGGTTCATATAATCTCTCTAATGCCAGAGAAGACAGAGCCAGACAGTTCGCCACAAATATGTACGGCATCGGTCAACAGAACGCTACACAGGCTATGCAGATGTATGGTCAGCCTCTGATGAACCAGATGAACACAGTCAGCCCTACGGCTCTCATTGGCTCTGCTGGTCAGATGTCCGCTGGTCTTGGTGCTAAACTCTTCCAGCCAGAATCCCAGTACAACGCTGGTGTCTATGGTGCTAATCAGTCCAACGAAACTCAGACACGCCTTGCCAACGCTCAAGCACAGCAGGGTTGGGCTTCTGGAATGACCTCTATGCTTGGCAATATGGCTGGCTCTTATCTCAGCAATCCTAATGCTATTGGAGTCACCAATCAAAAGACAAGTACTCCAGCAAATGGAACTTGGACTTATGCTTCTAATGGTTCTCCTGTTTCCGTATCTGCAAACATGGGTGGCAAAACAGTTAACCTAAGCCCTCAAGGGTATCTTATTCCTTAATTTATGGCAATGTTTCAACAATACCAAGGCGGTATCGCCCCAGTCCAAGGAATCTCCGAGGCTGGTGCTAGAATTGGTCAGATGGCTCAATCTGGCATGGTTGATTTTGGTAAGTCACTTAGCGATGGACTAAAGGCTTACAACGAAAATTCTGCTAAAGACCAGATATTGACCCAAGAGGCTCAAGTCCTTGGTGGTCAAATTCAGCAGTATGCACAGATGTTCGGCAACTCACCAGAACACGCTGAATTCACGCAGTCACTTCAACCATACATCGAGCAACTTGCCAAAGTTCCCAGTCAATCACTTACCCAGAAAATGGGTACAGTTACTGGCGTTAAGGCGGCTTTTGCCAACATAGGTCAGCAACTGCAAGTCTTTGAACTCATGCGTAATGAACGCATGAAGAGAGACATCAACACGGCTATGGGTGGAGTAACCGAGTTTGATGAAGTTACAGTTCCGACAGCAATTGTTCAGTCTGGAAAGTTGCCTTACTTCTACAACAAGAGTTACGCAGAAAATGAAGCCGAGGTTGTCAGACTTACAAATGAAGCAAAACAAAGAGGTGCTAATGTAGACCTTCCTTCTGTCTTGAATAACTGGAGAGCCGAAAACAAGGCTAACGCAATGTCCAGAAACGATTTACCTCCTGCGGTTAAGGAAGCACTAGTCAAGCAGATTGATTCCTCAAAGAATCTTGAAGATAACATTCAGACGGACGAAACAAGCGGAGTTACGGATTACGCTAAGGAAGCCGAGATGTATGCTAGAACAAGCACATCCGTCAAAGACCAACTTGCACCTCCTAAAGTTGAGCCTACAACTACAGGTGAAAGCAAGCCAGAACCTACGGAGATTGAAAAACTTCTTCAGCGTAAGGCTTCTGCCAAGACTGCAATTGATGCGTTGACAGGTAAGTATCCAGCAAAGCCAAAGCCAAAAGAATATACATACGATGAGGTTATGGGTATGGCTAAATCTGCTGAAGGAAATACTTACGATACATTGAATAAGTTTGTTAAAGTCACAAACGCTGACGGAAAAACTGTTTATATTGACGAAAAAGAACACAAGAAATCGCTTAATGAAGTTTGGACTGAAGGCAAAAAGCCATCAGCAGAAGTTGAGGGATATCTTCAGTTTTATAAAGACCAGATTAAACAGGCTGATAGAGACATTGATAAACTTGAGGTTGCTCAAAGGGCTAAGGATGAACTTTCAACAATTGACTCGCTTATTTCTCAAGCGGATGTTGCCTCACAAAGAGGCGAAGATATTCCAAGAGGTTGGTGGAATAAGTTGAACGATAAACTTAGACCAATGCTTGATTCTGCTAATCTTTCGGCTCTGGAAAGTTACACAAGACTTCAAATCAACCAAGGGAAATACGATGAAATTACTCCAGAAGTAGCCAGAACAATTATGAAAGATGTCATCAAGGGTGGTGACACATCGACATTGGCTATGTATGGTTCTCTCATAACCCCAGACCCTGCCGCATTTGACATTTCTTCTGGATTTGGTTTTGCTGGTAGTTCTGCCAGAGAACTTAAGAAAAACGAAGTCAAGGCTCTTGAAAATGCGTTTAAGGAATGGAGTTCCAAGGATGTCCTAAATAAAGCAATCGAGTCCAAAGACTCTGACTACATCAAGCAAGTCCTTACGGAAAGAAAGGCTCTACTTGAAGGTCAAGCATTGACAGGTCAATCTGCTCCTAAGCCATCAGATATAGCAAAGGCTCAACAAACAACTGCGGCTCAAGAAGCAAAACAAGAGCCAGAATACACGCTTACAAATCAAAGAAACATTTCACTTGGAACTACTACTGCAAAAGTTGCTACATCAATTGAAAGCAAGCGTAACGACATGAAGAAATTCTTCACACAGAAGTATGGATATGTTCCTGCTTCGTTTGAAGAGTCATTCAAGGCTATCTACCCAGAAGCCAACTTCAAGACTATGGAAACACCATATGGCGTTTTCATGCACGATGGAAAAGGATGGAATCAAATCAAGGTTGACCAACCGAAGGTTATGTCAAACAAGGAGATTGGTGAAGAAAAGGCTGTTACATTCGGAAAGCCTACCGCTGACGGAAACTTGGATTTCTCTGAACTAGTTCCTAACTCTGGAATATACCTCCGTGGTGTTTACGCTGGTACTCCTACGGAAGCCAACAAGTTCAGAACAGAAATGCTTGAAACTGCCAACGCAAGAATTGCTGTAAATAGACTTATTGAAATCAATGATATGGTTGGCGAGTCTATGCCTTGGAACGCTAAACTGTGGGGTGAGGCTAAGGCATTGCTTCCGCAAATCAAGGCTGGTCTTAGAACCGACATCATTGGTGTTGGCACAGTCTCTAACTACGAACAACAACTTATCGAAGAAGTCGTTGCAGACCCCACAAAGTTCTGGTCGCTTGAGTCTTCGGATAGGGCTAAACTTGCGGAAATCATGCGGAGAGTTAACAATAGACTCACAGATAAACCCGCTGTATTTGGTCTTGAAGTCAAGGTCGCTGGTAAATCTAATGCGGAAGTTGAAAGAAACTTGCGTATGGGTAGGTCTGGAAAATCCAAGTTGGAACTTGATTTTGAGGCAAGAGGTAATAAAAAGGGTGTTGACCTTAACTGGGGTCTTACAAATAAGATTCCAGACGCTCTTAAATAATAACTAAAATGGCTGAATTATACGCTAAACCTTTTGAAACGATAGAAACTGGGTATAACCCACAAGGAGTTCAACAAGGAGGTCAGCAGTCAGAAATGGAGTCGTATCTGTCCTCTCTTCCTCCAGAAGAAAGACAAGCGGCTATTGAACGAATAAACGCTCCTCTTAGTGGTGAAGAATTGGTAATGATGGCTGGTAATGACAGAAGTTTTACACCAACACTAGAACAGTACGCAGAAATAGAAAAGTACCACAAGAATCACGAAATCTCATTCATAGAAGGACTAGGTAAAATTGCGGAAGGTGGCGAACAAGTGATGACAGACCTGTCTAATGCGTTTGGGTCGTTCATTGATAGCCCCCTTGATTCTACGAAAAAGATGCCATCAACGGCAGTAGAAGCGTTTGCACAAGGAACTAGAAACTTCTACGGAATGCTGGCTGAGTCTCAAAATCCAGATTCTATTTTGTTTGGCGTAAAGGACTTCTTGAACGGAACAGGGACTATCGAGGATAGATATAATCAATACATGAAAGCGTTGAATTTCAACAGAGATTCCGCTGACCTCGTTGCTGGAAAGTCAACATTGTTGATGGATAAGGACATGATTAATCCAGAGATTACTCAAGCAATGTCCTATATTGCAGACCCGACATTATTTATTCCATTTGGTAAGATTGCCTCTACAGGTCTTCGTGCAGTTGGTCTTGGAGAAAGACTTACTATGGCTGGTGCTAAAGCGGCGGCTATCAAAAACGGAATTATCGGTGGCACTATCAAATGGGGTGCAGGTCAGCCTCTTGAGTTCCTTGGTGGTGCTGTCAGAAACACCATTGATTATGGTTTGGAAAAGGGAGGTCAAGCATTTGAAGCAACCACAGGCATAAGCGGTAAAGAGTTCGCTCAGACTGCCAGAATGTCTGGAATTGGATTCTCTGCTTCCGCAATTGCTGGTCACGCAGTTCCGTATGCCTCTACTATTTCAGATGCCTATATTGCTGGCTCTTCAGCCAGAGGTTTTGGCGAGGCTTTGACATTGCTAGGTGACACGATGAAGAAGAGTCCGTTTGGTCGTGGCATCAATTCTTGGGCGGCTGAGTCGCTTGCACAGGCTGAAAAGAAAGGAATTCAGTTGTCACCACACGCAAAGGGTCTTCTCAATGTGCTGAATGCCGTTGACCCATTGTTTGGCTATGCTGGGGCAGTCGTTGAAGGCTCTAGCCACGGCATAATGATTGGCGGTGCTTTAGGTTATGTAAGCGGTGGAGAGGAAGGAATGTACCACGGAATGGGTGCTGGTATGGCTCTTGGTGGCGTTGGTGGACTTGCTGGAAAGACTGTTGCGGATGTTACAGGCGGTACTGCTGTTGCAAGACGAGCAGTTCAAGCCAAGATGGTCATCGAAGGTCACAAGATTACAAACCCAGAAAAGGCTATGTTCTTTGAGGGTATGCAAAAGGCTACTGAAGCCAGAGGTCAAGATGTTGACTTGGTTAACGGCATTATTGCTGGCATTGACAATGTTGCCCCTAATTTTGAGTTCCACGCATTGACTCCAGATGAGTTCACAATTGAAGCGATAAGAAAAGGATACAATCCAGAGACAGGAAAGTTCATAGAGTTCTCTGCATTGGAAACTGAATTTGGTGGAGATAGACAATCAAAGTCTAGAGCGATGTACATCCTTCGCTCGGTTGGTGGAGATTTCGTTGGAGACAGCAAGGCATTCTTGACGGCATTGAAGAAGGCTTCAGCAAAGGATTCCGCTAATCCAAACAAGCCAGCAAGCAACATTCCAAACAACCTTAGAAAGTATATTGATGTCGCAAAGACATTTGAGAAACTTTCAAAGACGCAACAGGACGCTATTTTGAAGGAGATTGACGGACAAGGAGATGTGGCAACTAAACTTGGAGGAAAGACAAAACTCCGTGACCACTATGATGCCCTCACTTGGTCTGAGGCTTGGACTGACTCTTTGGTAAAGAAATTTGAAACAGACAGAGAAGGTGCAAGAAAAGATATCGTTGATATGCTTGCACAGGAAACAAAGAAGAACGGACAACTGACAAGCAAGGGTCGTGCATTGACCGATAAACTTCGTGCTGAAGGCTTCTTGGATAAGGAAGGAAAACTGTTGCGTGAGCGTAATCTGCTTCAAGCGGATATGAGACTTGGTGAGTTCGCTATGAGCAAGGGTGCTGTCATCTCAAGAGAGTCTGATGGCAAGACTCATATGTACATCAACTTGAACAGAATGGGTGATGAGACATTCCCGCACGAACTCTACCACACTATAATGCGTGAATCTCCGATGAAGAAACACTTCACGGATTCCGTAGTCCAGAAACTCCTTGGAGTGTTTGATGCAAACGGAAACAAGACAAGAGACGGAGAAGTAAACCTAGAACAAACAAGGAAGTTCTTCCAGAAATACATCGACCTCACATCAAGAAACGATGATGGAACTTTGAATGTAAAAAAGGCTGACGAAACGATGAAGTTGGTCAACGAGGCTATCGAAGAGTACAAGAGCGTTGGAAAGAACAAGAAGATTTCAGATAAGGCTAGAGGGTTGCTTGAGCATTACACGGAAGAGTTCGGTGCTTATTACTTCTCGCATTGGCTGATGGGTCGCAACAGAAACACCCTGTTCTTCGGTGGCGAACTCAAGGGCATCGAGGGTCTTGTCGAAAGAACCAAGGACGCTTTCAAGGACTTCTGGCAGTCCAAGGTTTCCAAGGCTAACCCAGAGTTTGATTTCTCCAGAGGTCTTAACGAGTCTTTCAACAGGTCTGAGGGTCTTGGTCGCATAGCGTCCATAGACTACTATATGAGGGATATGCTTAGAGCCGCCTCTAACGCCAACAAGGATGCGTTCCGTCCCGACTCGATGACTCTTGAGAACCTCAGAGATTTCGAGCGTAGCAATGGTCTTAGAAACCTAACGGCTCAAGGCGGTAACAGAAGGCTTAACCCAGCCGAAAGAACCAGACAGAACAGAGCACTTGGCAAAGAAGGCTTCAAGATTCTCAGCGGTCTGGATAAGAATCTCCGCACATCCAAGGACACGATTGACGAGAACGGCAAGCCTGTCATCACGGGCAGACTGTCTGAGGCTGAACTAGACGCTCTTGTAAAGGGTGGCATCGTTCCTAGGGCTTGGGCTGATAAGGTCAACCAAGGCTATGCGATGCTTGATGGTACTGTCTCCAACATCTACTCCGCTGGCTACCTTGGCTTCTCCGAGCAGACCACGGATGCTTCCTATCCCAGACTCTACGGCAAGGATGTTGCATTCAAGAACCGCAAGGCTGTCCTCTTTGACATCGAGACTAAGATTAAGGCTGACGGCACATTCTACACGCTCTTCCATAACATCGACTTGGCTGTCGTTGAACAGCGTGGCAACCACCTCTGGCAGAATACAGATTACAGAAACCTGTGGAATGGTGACAGAGGTGCGATGGAGGCTGACTTCTTCTCTTACATCAGCAACGCTTCCAAGGCTTCTACAGACCCCAAGAAACTAGATTCTGCGGCTCTTCTTGAGAAGGGCGATGGACTTGGAGCACAGCGTAGAGATGTCCTTCAGCAGATGGCTGGAATGGCTCTCCAGACTGGCGATGCCTACAAGCATCAGCCTATCGCTGTCATCCCAGAAGGTATCAGACACAGCGTCACTACATTCAACATCGATGGTCTGATGATGCCCCGTGTCGAGCAGGGTGCTAGATACGACATAAACATGGGTAACGCTCATAAGTTCATCCGTGAGAACTGGCAACCCGATGACATGAGACAAGAAAAGACTCCTGTTGGAAGAGTGCTTACTCACGAATCTGGCTTCAAGTTCACGCAAGATTCCAACGGCAAGGTTTCAGCGTACACATCTGCTGGTGCTAAGATTGGTACATTCGGTTCTATTCGTGAAGCAGTAAATGCAGGTAAAAACAAATACAACAGCGTTTATAGAAACTTTGATTCCGAGTTCAAAAAGTTTTACGAAACAAAAACAAAAGAAACAAAAAACTTTGAACCTCTTGAAGAATCTGAAAGACAAAAGGCTATAAGCGTTGGAGATTTGTTTGAACTTGATTCTGTAAAAGCGTTTATTGGAAAAAGATTAGTACTTAAACACGCCAGAGATGAGTTTATCTTCTCAAAGGCTGAAGAGGCTTTGGCTAATGACGATAAGTTCAGAGAAGCCATTCTAAAAAAGAGACAGGAGTACGCTCAGTTAATTGACCAGAAGAACGCTCTCTTTGCCGAAGAACAGCGTTTAACAAACGAGTATATAGACCTCTACGATATCGACCCTTTTGCTGAAGTTAAGAAGTTCTATGATGACCTTGGATTTGACTACAGAGGTACAGATGGAAAGAAATTTACTCCAGAACAACAGAAACAGGTGATGGATTTAGATGCCAAGTATGTTCAAAACAAAAAGATACTGAGCGAAAAGAAGGCTGAAAACCAAAGACAAAGAGGAAAAATAGACAAACAGGTCGAAGCAATAAAAAAGAAGTACAAGGAAGACGGAGTCGAAAACTTTGTTCGCTACTTTGATGACAAGTGGCATAACGAGAACGGAGGCAAAAAACTGACAGAAAAAGAAATCTTTGATGAAATAAAGACTTACGCTGAGAATGCCTTATACCGAAAGGATTACAGCGGTCTCTTGGAGGCGTTGTTTGCCAAAGAACACGATGACCAGATTCAGACTGGCAGACCGATAGTCCTTGTTGGAACTCACGGAACGACAAGTGCCAGAATGATGTTAACTAGGGCTTTTAGTGACGCTAGACTTGGAGACAGATACGGAAGTGATGCTTACTCTTCAACCCTTGGTCACTTCATGGGTGCTTCGTCTGAGACATCTAGTGCTTATGCTAGGACACCTAGATATGGATATGGTCACATCACAGGAAAAGATAAGTTCAGACTCTCTGATATCGACCATTCGATTGAGAGCGAACTCATAAAGATAAAGAATAAACTGAATGTTTCAGACCCTAGAAATTTCCCTACTGCTGAAGCAAGAATTGCTTTAGAGGCAAGAGCACAGAAGTTACAAAACCAAAAGAAGAAACTCTACGAGTTGTACGAAAGGGCTTCTGACGAAGAAACAAAAGCGGACATGAGTCTGCTTCAAGAAGCGGGAGACCTTTACAACTATCTTCACAAGAACTTAGACTCTATTTCTAACGAGAAACTTATGTTAGAGTCTGCAAGGATTCTGACTATTCTTAAGTACTTTGAAGAGAAGAAATTGTATATCGGGCATCAAGACACATACCGATTAGCAAGGGCTGTAGACAAGACTGTTAAGAAGAAACTGAACATTCCGTTTGATGATACCTTGCGAGGTCTCAAGCCAGACTCCACGCTAGCCTCTACATTTGATGATTTAATAAATCACTTTGAATACTTCCCGAATAGAACTCCGTTGCCTATGAGTTCTGTTTACGAACTTCGTGGACAGCCGAGAAGCACCAGCGGTATTATCAAACTTAGCAAAGCCAGTATAGATAGAACTTTACCCACAGAAAGAGAAATTAGGTCTAGTACGCAAAGAGAGTTCGCTCAAGACGATATGCGTTATCTGTTCTCTGACAATGTCGAGTTAGCCAAAGACCTTGGATTGGACGAAAAGTTCAATTACGCCAAAGAATCTGGCATGACCGATATGCATGACCAGTTGCTCAACAAGTACCTTGAAGCGACAACAATCGAAAGAATTGTTGATGACAAGCCTTACCAAGCGTTCATTGACCATGTCAAGGACTTGCATAACGAATACGATTTCTCCGAATTCCTTGAGCCAGAAGTAAGGGAAGCATACCCAGACCAAGCACAGTTCATGCTTCAGAATACGCCAATGAAGGTTCGTGCGTTAATGGCGTTTGATAACCCTTATGTCGTTGTAGACCCTAGAGCATACGAAGAGTACTTCATTGCTCCTCACATGGTTAAAGCGATACAGGGAGGACATGATGGAATCATCTTTAAGCGTTTCCAAGATGGTGGACAGATGGACAACATCATAGTTTCTTTCAAGGGGAACACGGATAAGATAATGGAAATCGATACGACCTTTGACCGAAATCCTGTTCCCAGAAAAGATGACAACGGCAACTTGATTAAACAGAACTTCCAGCCAGACGAGATTGAAGCCCCCAAGAGAATACAGGGCATCAAACTGGACATGACAAAGGCTTACGATGTGTTCAGAAAAGAATACGAAGAGTCTACTGGACAGGCTTGGTCGCAGGAAAAGTTCATGCAGAGAGCCAGCGGTTGGCAGTTCTTCGGTGACGAAAACGGCTTCGTGGCTGTCAGACCTCAGCGTTCTGGCTTCGTCAAACTGGTCGGTATGGCTGGTGACAACAAGTCTAAACTCCGTGGCATCCAGCAGATTCAACAACAGGGTCTGCCTATCTGGGGCATGGTGAGCAAGGACATTAAGGACATGGCGGTCAAGCGTGGTATGCGTGAGCCGAACATGATTGAGCGTACTCTGCTCAAACAGGCTCTGAATTCTGCGGCTCTTGGCGATGCTGAGATACTTGGCTATACTTCTGACAACGGAGTTAGACTTAGATATCCAGATGTAGGTGAAGTCGTAAAATATATGGTCGGTAGCCCAGAGTACTACCAGAAGTTACGCTCTCAGTTTGGTGAACAGGTCAAGAGCAAGATTGGATTCCAGCCAGATGAGGCTTCACAGGGTGGTCGTGTCTACAACGAAAACAGCAAGAAATTCAAGACTGGTTTTATAGGAAAGTGGGCAGAAGATAACAAAGACCTTCTCAAAGGATTTAATATTGAATTCATAGACAGAGGAGGCATTGGTGGTTATCGAAATCCAGATGCACAGAATGTCCGCATCAGATTGCAGGACAATTCAGTAAAAGGAAAGACTGTAGATGTTGGTCATATCACAGCACAGATAAACCATAGAGGAAAAAATGGAAATGCTACTGCTACGCTATCTACAAGGCTTGACGAGAATTACAGAGGCAAGAAACTTTCATACGCTTTGTACAGCGAGATGGCTGAACGACTCCGCTCTATGGGAGTAAGATGGGTTGATGGAATGATTGTCAATCGAGATGGAATTCCAATTAAGGTTCGTGAAAAGATTATTGGTGATACTCGTATGATTGGTGCAGATGGCAGTTACGCCAAGGCTAGACCTATCTCTCAAGAAGAAGGAAGAAGGATAATTCAACGCAAACAGGCAAGAGGTGGAGAATGGGAAGGTATTGATGTTGTAAACGAACTTGATTTCAAAGCCCGATACCAGCCAGCAGAAGGAGGTAGAACCTATACAGACGAACAGTTTAGAAATGAGTTTATTGGAAAGGTTTCTTCGGAAAATCCAGAACTAACAAAAAACCTAAGCATAAAGGTTTTAGGAAAGAACAATAGTTTTGAATTCTATATCTACGACAAGAATGGTTTGTCAGATGAAGCGATAGGAATGATATCTACGATTAACAAAGGCAACTCTGGAAATGGCAAAGATAACATAATAACACAGGCTTATCTTAAGCCAGAATACAGAGGAAAGGGATTTGGCAAATTGCTTTATTCTGAACTAGGAGAAAGGCTCAGAAGTGTTGGCATAGAAAACATTGAAGGTACTGTTGTTGATTTGCAGAATCGTCCTTTTTCCATTAGGGCTTCTGTGTTTGGTAAGGACTCAACATCCAGAATGGCTGGCACTAAAGATGGTGTTACAACAAAACTAGACCCTAACGCCCATTATATGATGGCTGAAGATGAAGGTGTAATTCCAGACATTGATTTTGATGCGTTGTTGAAGGCTGATAAAGAAACAAAAGATGCGTATTCCAAATCAATGTCTGAAAATCAGAGATACACCAAAGACGAATTGTCTTCTTCTTTTGTTGGACGCATTGCCAAAGAAAACCCACAACTGACAAGAGGAAAAATAATTTCTTACAGCGGAAGAAACAATAGATTTACATTAACGCTTACTGACTCAAAGACTGGAGAAGAAATCGGGTCTATCAATGTTCTAAACAGAAAATCTACTGAATCTTCATATATTAACTTTAGTGACATAAAAGAAGAATACAGAGGAAGGGGATATGGAACTTTGTTGTATTCAGAACTTGCTGAAAGATTGCGTGACGAAGGTTATAGAACATTGAACGGAGAGATAGTTGATGAACTTGGAAGACCTTTTAAAATTAGACAAAAAGTAATAGACCAAGAAAATGCAAGAATAGGAAAAGAAGGCTCTGATATATATGGACAAAAAATCAACTCTCCACTATATCCAGAAGCCCATTACCAACCCACAGAAGGCTCACGCTATGAAGGTGGCGATGACTACTATAAACCCAAGAAAAACATCTTTGAATACAAGGATGAACAAGGGCTTCTTGTTCGCAGACCTTATGTAAACAATTCAGAAATTACTGGAGATAAAGACGCAAGAGGACATAAATCAAATCCTGCTGACTATAATATTAGATGGGATGAAATAGGTCACTATCCTCAAATTAGAGAAACAAGAGAACTCAACATATGGGAACTGCACAACTCTGGACTTTGGGCTGATGACCCCAACAAAGGAATCTTGCTAAAGAATCCTGCTAAATCTTCAGACAATACTGGCTACACTCACGCAGAATGGTTTGATAGATACGAATACGATGAGGACAAGCCAAGGGTCTATGGCAGATATGAGATGCCTAGATATGGAAAAGACGGAGAACTTATTGATAGAGGCAAGTTGAGCATAGCGGCAAGATACTCTGACAACTTTGACAGCATGGCTGAAGTCTATGCCTACAAAGAAAAACTTGCAAAGAAACTTGGCGTTAAGGCAGAAGACATAGATGCCTATTACTTTGGTGCTAATGCAGAACAAAAGGCTTCTCTTGGGTATGGTGCTAAGGATACCCTTCCCATCAAGTTCCAACCCGCTGAAGGCTTTGAATATATTCCACACAACGAAAGAGCATCTGAATTGCTTTCAATAATTCAAGGAATACCTCACTATAAAGAAGCACTTGATAGTGGTCAGTTAACGATAGATAATTACAAGCCAGAAAATTTCAAGGATTACTTTGTACTTTCACACGCACCAGATACCGCATCAACAGTAGACACGCCTCACTTCAAGGCTCAAGGTGGATTGGGGTATCCATTGCTATTCAAGGGTGAAGGTTGGGCTTCTGTTTCCAGAGGTCTTGAGAAAAGACTTAACGCAATAGGAGAAAAGAACAGAGCAAAACATGGTTCTTTCTTTGCACCTATGGCACTTGTTATGTCCCATGCTCAAAAGATAAAGTCTGCAAGAAACGGAACAGATGCTTTTGTTAATGTCATAAAGAATCTAAAGGACAAAAATGTAATAACAGGCGAGACATTGAGATTAGCACTTGTTCACGGACTCAAGAATGCTGGAGTTGAAATAAGAGATGAGGCTTTCCTTCCAGATGCATTGTGGAAAACAAAAACATTGTTCTTGAAGGATGGAGGAGCAGGATTCAAGGTTCGTGCTAAGTTCGTAAATGATGTCGCTGGTGCTATTTCAAAAAATACAGATGCACTCAAGCCAAAGCAACTTGCTAACCTTAAGCAAATAATACCAGATTATGAAGGCTCAGATAGGATAAGAGCAAAGTATCTTATTCCTTCAATATTCAAGATGTTTGTTGACCCTTTGCTTAAAGATGTAAAAGCACCTAATCCAGAAACAGGTGGCGATGTATATGGATTCGTAATCTTTGATAAGCCTCTTGTTGAAAGCGACAAGTCTCCTCATGCAAGTTATAAGTACTCTATTAGGCACAAAGATAACAGCCCTGTTAGAGTAGATTTGCTCTCAAGACCTGTCCATACTATGGATATGTTTAAGACTGCCATTACAAAAACTAGGGAAGTTCCCATTGTAAAGGAAACAGTAACAAACTATACAGGTCAAAACAACTTCCCTTACGGAGATGTTAAACACGCTCAACCCGCTGAAGGCTGGCGTGACTGGCAGTCCGAGCGTACCTCAGTCGGCTCTGTAATCAAGAACACCGCTGGCTATGTCATCATGGTTCAGAAAGGCAAGTTCAAGGTTTACAACCCCTACAAGGCTATGGTTGGCATCTATGACAACGAAGAACAAGCCAAGCGGAGAGTCCAAAAGGACGAGCCTAAGCGATGAGTCCCATCGACCCTAGCCTTATGGACACGGCACAAGAGTTCAAAAGAGGTGGCTGGATAGTAGCCGTCCTTGGGGCTTTGGGTGCTGTGGCTAGGCTTATAATCACGGAGGAGAGGTTCAAGGCTATCATCTGGATTAGGAAAGGAATCGCTGGTGCTATCGTTGGGACGCTGGTTTACTTCGCAGTCAACCCCACGAACATAGACCAACTGTACAAAGGAATAATCTACGCTTCCTCTGGAGCGTTAGCCCCAGATATCTTTGAATGGCTCAAAGGTAAGTTCGTTAAAGAAACTAACTGAATGAATAGTTTCCAAACCATAGCAATCTTATTTGTCTTTGGAAACTTAGTAGGTTGCCAGACTGTTCAACCACCAATCCCCATCCCCATTACCAATGAAGAGAAAGACAAGTACATCACGAAGGTCGAAGAAGTCGTATCTGACTCTGCTTCTGCCCTTGTTGCTATCTCTGGTAGCCTCCCTCAAGGAGATGTTCGAGAACTCACAGAAGCCCAAGTAACCCGCTTGTCTGGGCTGGCAAAGCCTTCCGTTGCAAAGGTCGAATACTATACTGGAATCCTAAAACAAAAGGATTCTAAAGCCATCCAGAAGGACAAGGAAGAGGCATCCAAGGTTGACCAGCAGACCAATGACCTCTGGGCTATGGTAGAGGAAAGGGATGCTGAACTAGATGCTACTAAGATAGCCTTGGCTCAAGCGGAGCAGGAGCGTAAACTTGTTTTCAAGGAGAAGGTCTTGTGGCTTCTCACTTGCGTGGGGATGGCAGTATCAACAGCGGGACTCCTAGTAGTCGCATTTACTCCGTGGAAGACCAGAGGACTAATCCTAATCGCTGGTGGGGCTACAGCGGTTGCTTCGGTCTGGGTACTTGACAGCGAGTGGTTCAAGTACATACTGATTGCTATCGCTTCCTTCGTGGTCTGCGATTTAATTTGGATGACCCTACGATGGCAGATTGGAAAGAGAAGTAAGGTACAGGACGAACCCCAGAGTTAGTAGGTCTTCGTAGCATCATCCGCTTCATCGCACCAGTCTCCACGCACTTAGAGATAAATCTATCTGCCGTGACTTGAGACTTACCGATGTGCTTGGACACTTCCTGTCTTGTCATCCAGCCTACAGGGACTTCTTCTGAATCTCCTTCAGCCATAAGCATCTGGAGTTCCTTGAACTTCTTTGCGTCCATTAGATGTCGGTATGGGAGTACACCCACTTTTTGCCTACCTTGTGGGCTTGCCAAATCTTCCAGTTGTTGCCTTCCACATAGCCATAGAGCCAGCCTGTACCCCACTTGCTGGTGGCGAATCGGTTCTGTGCATAGGACATTTCATCTTTTAGGCAGAGGCAACCACCTGTGAATCCTACGCAACCGCCCCAGCGTTGAGCCGTGACCATCTGCATAGAGTGAATGTGACCAATGATGACAGCACCACCCCTATCAGCGTAATGGATGGCGTGTTCCTCCACAGCGTTCTTACCGCACTTGTAGCCGTGACAGGTACGGACTTTGCCTAGCGAGTACACGCCCTTATCAGCATGATATGGAATAATCTTCTTGCATCCGTTGGCTCGTAGGCAGGTAAGAATCTCGTCTAGGATTTCTTGAATGAGTTCCTGCTTGCGTCCGATGTTATTCTCGATGCCTTCGTACAACCTGTATTCGTGGTTTCCCATCAGCATCACAGTAGGTTTATAGTTCTGGATGAACCACTTACCCCACTTGATGTCTTCCTTGAGAGATTGATTCTTCTCTTCAGCGTCAGCGGACTTGCGGTACGGACGGATATCGAAGCAGTCACCTCCGTGGATACGGACATCTGGTTTGAACTCCTTGCAGAAAGCAAACAAGGCTTCAGCCGCCTTCTTATCTACTTTATCTCCGTGGTTGTCGGAGGCATACACGAACTTGATACGCTTAGGCTTGCTCATTTAGTGTGTTTATGGTATTGGATTCCGCAATACTTGTAAACAGAATACACGGAATTGCTTCTGAAGTTGTATTTTTTTCTGATTTGGCTTGCGGTCAATCCGTTGGCGTGTTCAGTCAATACAGTTTCCTTTACATATCCGTGAGGGTGTCGATTACCCTTTGGACATTTGATGCCTTGTCGGGCAAGGACATTGTAGACTGCTGAGTAGGACAGCCCACACGACTTGGCAATCTGTGCGGAGGACATCCCTTTGCCCATATAGGACATCACGATTTCCTTGCTCTTGCCATAGCCGTGTGTGCTTTGTCCAGACTTCATTTGCTACGCTTTGTTAGTTCGTCTTGGCAGTACTTGTAGTCGTTGCAGGTGGTCTTGCCTTCAAGTTCCATGCAACCCATATATGATTTAATCTCCTCGTCCTTCATCTTGGAGATGCCGTCCCTCGCCCTGTACTCGTACTCGGATACGAGGCTGGGGAAGTTGTACCGCTTCTTGACCTTGGCGATGCTGGCGGGGTTAAGCCCGAAAGCCTCACCTGCTTGGCTTGCGGTCAGCCCTCTGGCAAGAGCCATACGATATGCGTCTTGGAGTCTCATTTCTTGAACTTGAATTTGCGTGTATCCATCCAGCCAGCACGACCAACTCCAGAGGTGGAATGATTGTACAGGATATCCCCGCACTCCTCAAGACACTTGATGTAGGTCTTGGCTTCCGCTAGGTCGTTCAGCACCTTCGCCATGTCTGGAGCATCGAGTTTAGCCACCAGTTCCTTCGGTTCTAAACCTAGGATTAATGCGGCGGCTCGCTCTGAGTTCCTGCGTGGGTCATAACCAGCCTTGCGTGGAACGAAGTCCTTCGCTTGGCTGATGATTTTCTCGGCTTGAGACATAGGGATGGTGATGAATTTCTGGACAGGACGCTTCTTCTGTGCGATGATAGCGTGACGGAGATAGGTGATTCCTTCTGTCTTGGGTTCGTAATCAGCCATTGCTGGGCGTGAACGCCTTCAGAACATCCAAGCGATTCATACGCTTCATCTTACCATTGATGATAAGGTTGAAGTAAACCTGCTTGTGGATGAAGGTGGGCTTCAGAAGGCGAGCGACTGAGCCATCAGACAGGAAGATGTATGCTGTCTGTTCGTGCTGGATGTATTTGTTTTCGGACATAGGATTTATGGGTTAGGAATTAGTAGGGTACATTGTCTTCAGCGACACCTTGGGATGCTTCCCAGAGACGGACGGCTTCAGCCTTGACAGCCATATCCTTCTTGGAAGGGGTAGGGTTGTCTCCGTAGGGCTTGGGTTGCCACTTGGTGGCGAAGTACTTGAGGTCACCGAACTTCACGCTTCGGTCTGCTTCCTCAAGAGGGAGGCTGGACAGGGGCTGACCCTTGCGGTCACCGAAAGGAGTCAAGATTTCACCAGCAGGAGCGTCAAAGGCTGGGGCAGAGTGAGCGACAGGCTTGGCAACAGGAACAGCCGTAGCGGGCTTGTAGGCTGGCTTTGCTTGGGTCTTAATCACTCGGTCGGATTCCCCATCGTCATCTTCCGTAGCCACGCCAGCCAAGGAAGCCAGAGCATAGCGTCTAAGATAGGTTACGATTGCACCAGCGTGTTGACCAAGCATACCCTTTTCGCAGGGGATAAGGCACTTCTCCTCCAGCATAGCACCAGATTCGTGCAAGATGATTGTCTTGATTCCAACAGCCTCGTAGTCACCAGACGGCAACTGAAGGACAGTCAAGCCGTGTTTCTTGAGCAAGGGCTTTAGGTACTTGAGGTGGCTGGAGAGGTCTGCGAACTTTGATTTAAAGTGCGGATTAAAATCGTTTGCAAGAATGTCTTCAGTTTCGGAGATGAATCCGATGAGAGCCTTGTTGATGGCTACTTGTTGTTCTGGGGTGTTCTGTGTATTATTCATGAGTCTGTTGATTAGAGAGTTTAGTCTGTTGGAATTGAATAGTCGGTAATGTGGTTTGCTCATCGTTTCTTGTCAATGGCTTTCTGTAAGACAGCCCGAATAAAATGTGAGCGTGTGGCGTATTTATTGCTTGACACCTTATTGAGGTCGTTGAGCAGGGTGCGTGGGATGCGTACGGATAGCATCACTTCGTTGGTATAGATTTTCATCGGGAAAGGATATGGTTGGCTCGCTTAAGGATGGATGCTCGCTTGGAGTCAAGCCACAAGGAGTTGTAGTTGAAGGATTGACTTCTAGCACCTGTGAAGCCCATGTTCCAAGCCATATAAAGTTTGATTGGAGTGGGTTGAACTTTCAACTTAATCATCTGCTCTTCTAGGATAAGCATATAGGCTTTAGCAATCATACGAGATTGCAATGGGTCAAACATAGTTCCTTTGTTCCAGCCCATGCCAAGGTTACGCATATCATTTCCTGTCTTGCGGTAAAGAGTAGACAATGATTCGTCAACGGCATTCTTGTGCATCTGCCACGCACCAAGAGCCTTGCCTCCATCGCCAACGGCATTGTGATTGTAATTAGATTCAATCATTGCGAACTTGTCGATGAGGTCATCCGTGACGATGGACTTTGCCTCAAGGCAGGTGCATCCGATTAGCAGGGCGAGTAGTCGTTTCATAGCGGTTGGGAAAAAAGAAAAAGCGTATTACAAGTCAACAGGGAATTAGGAGCAACCCACGATTGTGTAATAATCCTTTAACCTGCGGATTAGGGCAACGCCTGTTTCCTTGTCTCGGTTCTCGAAACGCTCCAGCAGGGTCGTGCCGTTGAAGTTCGTGGAGATGATGGTGGTCTTGCGGTTCACGCTACGCTCGTCAACGATGGCGAATAGGTCGGAAGCCATTCGTGAGGTCAGCCTTTCCTTCCCCAAGTCATCAATGACCAGCAAAGGGTGTTCGATTAGGCTTTCAAGCATCGTGCCGTGTTTCTTGGTGTCGAAACCCTGCTCAATCATAGACTCGATTTTACGCATCGTAAGGAACAGGTAAGGCATATTGACATCCTGTCTTGTTTTCTGAACCCACATCCTGCGGACAATCTCCCACAAGGCTCTGGTCTTGCCCACGCCTGTAGTGCCGTGGATGAGCAATCCAGTCTTATCTCCTTCGGGTCTCCAGTCGATATTATCCTTAATCTTATCGTGCAGACGCTTGATATCCGTGTCACGGAAGATGGCTGGCATGGACGGAGGGAACTGCGATTCAGAAAGCCCTGCGTTAGCCACACGCACAGGGTCTAGGTGTTCACGGCATAGGTGGTAACGAAATAGGCTGTGGTCATCCTTGGCGAACAACGCACCACGCTTACCGCAATGACAGGCGATATCGCTCATTTTGTGAAATCCTTTCCATCAATCCAATCTTGATGTGAGTTGCCTTTGTTCATATATTCAAAGTTAAGATTGGTCAGCCTCTCGACCTCGGCTTCCATTTCTTCGATTTCTTTCGCACACCCATCAAGCATACTTTTGGTAGCGTCATAACGCAGAGAAAGCGTAGCGTTAAGTTCCGTCAGCCTCTCGACCTCGGCTTTGAGGCGGGCGTTCTCTTCCTGCTCTCCACCAATTTCGTTGAGGTCGTGGCAACGCTTGTACTGCATTTCCTTCACCTTATGACGAAACACAGCCAAAGCCCAAG